GAATCGTGAACGGCGTTCTCGATCCTCGAAATCATTGTCATTCACCCTGCTCCGTTTCCCACTCTGAAACCCGGTTCATAATTTCGGCCGCAAGCCGTACCTGGTCGGCGTCGGCGGTGTAGGTGCCCTCAGCGCTGTTCGACCAACCGCCGGCGGCCATGAGCATCTTGTTAGTGGCGCCGAGATCAGCCGCGCGGCGCGCTGCGGCCTTGCGCAAGCCGTGGGCCGAGCATTGCGGCAGGCCCGCTTCGTCGCACCACTCGCGCATCTTGTTGCCGATGCCGCCCTTGGTGAAGGGCTTGCCGAACTCGGTGACGAGGTAGGTCGTCAAACCGACCGATACTGGTGCTGGGTGGGACAGACCTTCTCGCACATGACATGCGTAATGGTCCCTGTATCGTATCCTCTCGTCTATCCATGACGACCTCCTTTGGGCGCGGTCATGCCTCAATCCTGCGATGCGCCGGGATTGGCCCTGGGCTTTTGGGGACCGGGGGCGTGTTCGGCCTTGGCAGAAGCCGCACTCTGCCCTTTTGTCCGCGTTCGTTTGCCCAGCGTTTCAGAAGCGTTCGGTAAATAGTGCGCCCATGCTCGTAGTCTGCGAAGCCGTCGTGGACCTCAAGCTCAGCTAAGAGTTCTGGAGGCGGCGCGGCAACCTCCGTCCAGTCGCCGCCCTCGCTTGCTATCTCGATCGCCAGAGCTATTTCCGGCGTCCACTTGAACCACTCGCCGCGAATGCGGTGTTCGTCGAAACAGTGGTGCCAAGCCAGTTCTTCGTGGCCCCGATCAGGCAACCAGCAGACCACCTCCAAATCATAAGGGTGGTGCGTCTGAACCTCGCACAGTCGTCGCGACAGATTGCGCGTCTTGCCGATCTTGCATGGGCCATTCGGGATGCGAATGACGTAAAGGCCAGCAGTGAGTGATTCGTAACTGACACGAAATTCGACCTCAGTTTCGCTTTGGTCGCCGTTCGTTCGTGCGCCGTTCTTCGTGCTGTTATAGTCCACAGCGCATAGCCTCTCTCCTTTACACCGAGAGGGTCGGCGGTTCGAGCCCGTCACCGCCCACCATCCCGAAAGTCGCAGAAATCCTATACATTTTCCAGCTTCCGCGCAATCTCAATCGGCTGTCCATATGCGGGAGTGATTCGAAAGTGATTCGTGTGCCACTCGTGAGCAGATGCACAAACCTCCTGCCAAATCGCGCTAAGCTGCTGCTTTGCATGGGGAAGGCGGTTCGGATCATACTTCGCGTAACCCGCCGTGATCCGATGCTCGCCAGTATGCCCGAGCAGCCCCGCAATCTCGTCCAGCGGGACTCCTCTGGAGCGCAGCTGCGTCGCGATGGTGTGGCGGATCGTCTTGGGAACGATATTCTCTGGCAAGCCGAGCGCGGCCCGCATCGTCCGCCACCAGCGCTTGCGGCTCCTGACTGGCTTGTGCTGGTTCGCTTTCCAGGCTTCGAGCCACGGCACGAACTCGGGGATGAGCGGAACGACCGCGTTACGCTTCTTCGTCTTGGGCTCGCCGAACGGATGCGTGTCGAGGTTCGGTTCGCCCTTCCACTGCTTGCCGACGTTCCACTTGAGAACCGCATCCGGCCTTGCCGCCGTGGCGATCATGCCGAGCACCCAGCGCAGCGCTTCGATATCGTAACAAGCGTAGGCGACGATTGCGCCTAGCTGATCGATGGTGAGCGTCACGTCGCGTGGCGGGGATCGCTTTTCCAGCGCCACGGCGGGCACCTTGGGAGCCCACGGCAGCTGCTTGCCCACGGCATAGTTCAGCGCCGCCCTAACGTCGTCCAGGTTCCTCTGGATGGCCTCTCCGCTCACGCCTTCCGAGCTGTGAGCGTAAACCTTGCCCATCCATTCGATCGAATAGCTGTGCGGCCCCTCGCGCCACGCGACGAAGCGCTCGAACAGCGGCTTATCTAGGCCAGCGACCGCTACTCCCATCCCGGCTTCGTCCTGGTCGAGGAACGCCATGAATATGCGGAGAGAACTAGCAACCGTAGCTGCATTTCGGCGCGTCTTTCCGCGTTCCTTCCAGAACTGAAGAAAGAGGGCGACCGCGAGCGCTTCGTCGGGCTCTTGCCGCTGCTTGGCCCTTGCGGCTTCGTTGTGCGCGAGGATGACTGGGATCGCATCGTCTAGCGTCCGGCGACGAGTGCTTTTGCTGCGAGTGACCTTTGCTCGCTCGTCATACCAGCGGATCTGGAGGAATGGCGATTCGGCCCGCTCGGCAAGCCAGAAGGGCCCGACAGTGTAGAGGCGCTTTTCTTCCCTGCCCATAGTTCCTCGTCCTCACGCTCCAGCAGGATGCGCGACAATCCCCATTCGCCAAGCAAGCGCAGCTCGTCGGCGGTGAAGTGCGTTCCGGTATCATTGCGGATCGCCCGCCGGAACTTGTTGGCGAGATGCTGTGCGCTCACGCCGCCACCTTCTTGCAAGCATCGCATTTGCATTCGAGTGCGTGGATTTTGCCATGCACATGTTCCCGGCGCGACGGGTGTTGCCGTGCAATCAGGTGCGGCAGCATCGTCAGCTTGCGCGGGTCTATCGGGCTATTGGAGAATAGGCGCATTGGATCACCTCAGATTCATTTCAGCGCGACGGTTCGAGCTAGCCGTCCGCCATGCCTCAAAAGACAGCCGAGCCTTCTCCGCATCCGAATCCGCCAGCAGATACTTGATCCGCGCGGTTTCATATTCGGCCAGCGCCAGCTCGTATTCGCGGTCGGCAAGGGCCATCGTTTCCGCCATCGCGGCCGATCCGGCTTCCTTGCGGTGCTTCAGCGTCAGAATTGCTTTCCGCTGCTTCAGGCGCGCTTCGAGGCGTTCCGCGTCGCCGCGTGCCTGGGCCGCTTCCGTCAGCTTTTCGCCGAGCGATTGCAGCGCGCGTTCGTATTTCTCTTCGAGCGGCATTATCGCGTTCACGCAGCCCTCCGTAGCCATGCCTCGGCAAGCCTCATTGCTTCGGCGTAGAGATCGATGCCGTGCTTCAAGTAGAAGCCCTGATGGCTCAGTCCCTCGACACTCACCGGATCGCGGTCGAACGGGTCGAACACCTTCTGATGAAATCTCGGGGCCAGCGGCACCACCAGCCAATCGCTTCTGCTGAACCGTCCAGGCTTGTCGGCATATCCGGTGACGTGATGGATGGTCGCGGCCTCACCGCTTACCAAGCAGCCCTGCTCGGCAACCCAATCGTGGAAGCGCTTCACTTCCGCCGACTTGTGATGGCGCTTGGCGCGAAGAGGCGTCTTGCGGAGCATTAGAAAGGCGCGTCGGTTCCGTCGTCAACGTAAGCAGGCGCACGGTTCTGCTGGCGCTGCCCATTGTTGTTGTCGCGCGGCTCGAAAAGGTTGGCGACGACCCGCCCTTCGCTGTCGGCGATCGGCAAGGCATCGAAGATGAGCTGGATGCCCTTTTCTCCCTGAAAAGCCGTTCCGATGCGCGTCCAATAGGTCTTGCCGTTGCTGCCATTGCGCGGGGTGCAAATGTCAAATCTCTTGCTCATGCTGCCTCCAGTTGTGTTTCGTAGCGGGCGCGAAGCTGCTCCACGGTTTCCTTGATCTCACGCAGGAACTTGGCGACCTCAGCCTCGATCTCCGCGATGGCCTCCGCGTCGCGGCTCACCCGCTTGACGAACAGCCGCATCCGCTCGGGAAGCCGGTTGTCATAACTGGCGAAGTCGCACCACTGACGGTCCGTGCAGGCCATCTGGAACTGCATCTGCTTCATGTATTTGTCCGGGATTTGCCCGAGCAGCAGCGTCTCGATGTGCGTCGCCGTGTTGGGGCATTTCAGCTCCAGTAGGCCGTCGTCGCCGACTAGGCCGTCCGGCGATGCTCCAGCCATCTCAATTGATGGATGCGGGATGAATCCGACCTGCTGAACGTCTCGGTCAACGAAGAACTCGTAAGCTCTGCGCGCTTCCGGCTCGGTTTCCGTGCCGTGGATCATCGCCGCGTTCGTGAAGGACGGCTGCACGCAGCCGGTCAGCCGCTCGCAGATGAGCTGCGAGGCATAGTTTGCGCGCGATGCGCTCCAGCCCGTTTTCGTCTTTGCCATCAAGTCCGCGATGCGCGAGGCCGTGACCTTGCCGCAGCGCTCCTGAAGCCATGCGTCGGTGCCCTGCTCATGCATTGATCGGCTCCTTCCGCTTGTCTTTCGCTTCGAGCGCGTTCAACGCTTCCTGGTAGCGCTCGGCGGGAACGTCCTTCAGGCTCGGCACGCCGAAGTATTTGCAGAAGCGGGCAAGGTCGGAGCCAGTGCGATCGACTGCGGCTTGCAGCTCCCTGAACTGTTCCTCGCTTACCTTGCCGCTGCCGGCGTTACGGTTGGCGGGAACATAATCGTTACCCGCTGCGATATTGGCGTCGTCCTCTTCCTCGGCTACACGGCCAAAGGCCGCAGCGTAGGAATAGCGCTTGAAGTAGGTGATGATCGAACCCGCTTCCTGCGGCGCGTTGGGAAGGGCGAGCATCGGAAGGGGGCAATCCAGATGCTCGCCGCTTTCGTGCAGGATGCGCGTCACCATTGCGCCACCTTCCACGAATTGAACGAAGCCCAGACCGTGCTTGGCAAGAACGGGTCGATCCGCGTCCACCATGCCCGCCAGCGTGGCGTAGCTGAACTTGTAGGTGCCCCCGCTTTTCATGCGGACGGAGACCTCGCGGTCCTTCCGTGGCGGAAGCATCTCAGCCTGGGCCGCGATCAGCGCTGCATTTAGGTTCGCGTGTGCAGCTTTCACCTTCGTCTCCGCGTTCATCGTGAATGTGCGGCCGGCGCGTTATTAGCGACACCGGCCTCCCTCTGTTGTCCTTCCAATTCCCAGAACCTAGCGAGTGCACGGTCGCACTCGTCCAGACCTTCATCCGATCCGGTGTTGATGGCGCGCTTCAGACCGTCGAAAGCCTCATCCCAACACCGGCTCAACGCGAATGCGCGCTCCAGTTCGAGGTCGATCAGGGCGTCCATTCCCCATGCAGATTTGGTTGGGTCACACATTATGCTGCCCTCCGAGGCTTCTGCTGTTCGATGGTGAACTTGAGGTCGCGTTCGTTGATCTCGCGGACGCGCTGTTCCAGTTCCGCATCAGGATGGTTCGGAAAGCCTCCCCACCAGGGATCGTAAGTGCTGCGTTCCGTCAGCTCCGCGCACGTCTTGCACAGATGCTCTCCGGAGTAGGTGTGGAGGACACAGAGGCAGCGCTCGCATTCGAGGATGTCCATGCTCATTGCTCGCTCTCCACGAGTGCAATGGCCTTGTCGAAAGCGGCTAGGACTTCTGCTTGGGTGCGCTCGGGAGCGTCGTTCCATTGGTCAATGCGATATCGACCGATCGCCTTCCGAACATATTCAGCTCCGCGCTCGAAGCCCACGATCCCCATTGTGCGCATAAGCGCGCCAGCGACGCAGAAGCATGTGGCCTTGTCGCTTTCGCACCTTTCGACACGGCCTTTTGCGTCCCGCGCGAATGCTTCCTGCGTCCATCCGGATTCAGTCAGCGCCCGCGCCTCGCGCAGCTTGTCCGCGACGGCGCTCACGGCCTCACCCCCGCCACCGCAAAGAAGCACAACAGCACAATCGCAAATGCTGCACAGGTGTAGGCAAGCCACAGGAGCAGCGTTGCACGGACTTCCTCGAAATAGAGGGACATGCCTTCGTCATCGGGGATGGTGTTGTCGTTAGCGTGGTAGCTCATGCGAACCCCTTCACCAGACACACTCCCGCGATCAGCAGAATAAGGATCAGGAGATAGAGGGCGGTCATGCGGACTCCTTCGTCGCCTTCGCGATCAGCGCACGGGCGGCGTTGTCATCGTCGCGCTCGGCGACCATTGCGGTGAAGGCGTAGAGTTCCGGTGCCGCGGCGATCAGATATGCGTTGGCGATCTGCTCCGGCAGCGGACGGTGCGAACGGGCAAATCCCGCCCACCGCACGACCGGCATCCCGTGATCCTCGGCAGCGAGGACTTCGACGTAACGACCGCTGTTCCAGGCCGTCCAGGGAGCAGGCGTGAATTGCTGTGCCATGCCCTCCGTCTATTACGGAAACCGGAAGGCGTCAAGCACTTTGTTACGAAAAAAGTGCGCATGCCAAACGTAAGGTTTCGTTAACCTATATTACGTCACGGTCGGTTTGCTCGGGAGAATCGCAGTCCTTGCCTAGGCGCAGGATCGCGTGTAGGCGGGGGTTGTGGCGTTGGAACAAAACGGAAACGAATTGCGCCGAGAGGAGCTGGCCTTGGTTCAGCTGCTCAGGTTGTCGCTCGACGGCGAAGGCGCATTACCTCAAAATAAGCAGCTTGAAGGTCTATCGATCCGCGAACTTTCGGATCGGTTACGTATTCGGCGAATGCTCGAACGTCTTCAGCAATGTCTTGAAGGCGTGGATCTTCAGCCGGACACTCCAGTTCCTCCGCGATATATCGGACGATCAGTCGCGCTACTGGGTCCGGCAGGGGAGACACCCGCCGGGATGGTGGCGATTCCAAGTCAAATTGCGAAACGAGCTTAGCCGCCTCATCCAGCTTGATCGCCCGTTCACCCTTGAACATCTCGGTGACGCGCGACGGGGCGACGTTGAGGGCTCGGGCGATGTCGGCCCTGACGACGCCCTTCTCTTCCAGGCGGCTCAGCAATTCGACGGTCGTTAACACGCCCCCTGTTTGCCCAAAGCCGTAAACGTCGGAAATAACGCAGTCCGTAAATAGCACTTGCGAACCCTTCCGGTTTTCGTTATGCCCATTCGGCATGACGGCCGAAGATATCATCAAGAGGTTCGGCGGGACATCCGCGCTTGCCCGACTGCTCGATTTGAGTGTCAGCACGGTCGATTACTGGCGCGCCGAGAACAGCATTCCCAAGTGGCGGCAATCGCGCATCCTGGAGCTTGCCGTCGAACACGATGTTCCGCTGGCGACGGACGATTTCCCGTCGCGCAAGGCAGCAGCTTAATGCGCAGGGCAAGCTCCCTTCCTGCGCCAATGGTGGACGGAGCGACACATGCCCCTGCGCTCCGTCCACTCACCCGCACGGACTTGTAGCCGTGAGCGCGGGGGAAATCATCACCGTCACGATTTACGCAGCCGCGATTGCTTGCGGGTTCACCTTCCTGCTGTGTCTTCCTCAAATGTGTGGGGGCTTGCCGGCCGCCGCGGATAACGCGGGGGGAGGGGCGCAGGAACGCAGCGACCGGCTCGCACGAGAGATGCCTCTGACTCATCTCGGGAGCGGCTTATAATGGCGTCCTCTCCCAACGTATTGCGTTGCGACCCCGAAACCTTTGTAGGTGTGCGCAGTCTATTCGGGCGGCCTTCGAGCAGATCCTACCGCATCGCCGTGGCGCAGACGATCCGCGACGTGAAGGCGCGGCACAAGCTCTCCAATGAACGCCTTGCCGAGCTGATCGGATGCTCAGAGCAGACCGTCGCCAATGCCGAGAATGAATGCGGGGACATGCAAGCCGTGACCCTGCTGTCGCTTGGCTATGCGTTCGGGGAAGAAGCGATTGCGCCCGTCCGCGCGCTCTACCTGTGCGCGCCTACCGAACAACCCACCATCGCCGACCGTCTCGACCGGATCGAACGGGAAGCGGCTGCAATCAGGAGGGAACTGTGAGCGACTGGGCTGTTGGTGATCTTGCGGTGTGTGTGGACACATCCGTCATCTGCTGCAACGAATACGCGCATGTAGGGCATCGCGCCTTCAACAATCTCGGCACTATACGAATTACGCGTGTTTCCGTCGGGCCATGTGGATGCACCGAGCTATTCTGGGCGGGATGTCCGCCATGGGGAGGATTGGCTAAGCGCTTCCGCAAAATCCTCCCTGACAAGCACGAAGCCTGCGAGACCGAATTTGTCGATCTCCTGAAACGCATCAAGCGTCCGGTGTCGGCATGATCCGCATCATCGCATCCTTCGGTCGCTGGTATTGGCACCAGGTCTGCCATGTTCCTCGCGATCTGTTCTTCTTCGCGCTTGGGGCTCTGTATGTCTCTGTCCTTCTGCAATCGCCTTATTTGATGAAGATGGCGGTGGAGCGGTTCCTTTGACCTGTGGGCGTTCCCCTTCGGGTCGGGCTTTCGTGCTTCGCACCGCGCCAATCTTCGTTGTCGCGGCCCTTCGGGCTTCAATCCCTAACGCGGGCGCGCTGTAAATGCGTGTCGAGCAGATTGGGCGCGCAACGCTTTACAATGCGGACTGCCGCGAAGTGCTACCGGCGCTCGACAAAGTGGACGCGGTTGTGACCGATCCGCCGTACGGAATTTACGCCGTAGGCGGCAAGTGGGGCAAGAAGGCCGACCTCCACTGGGATAAAGAAACACCTGCCAACATAGCAGATGTTGTGAACGCCGGATCGCGCGCGATTATCTGGGGCGGCAACTACTTCGCCCTGCCGCCGTCGCGGGGGTGGCTAGTCTGGCGCAAGCCGGATCGCGTCCCCAGCGCCGCAGATGTGGAATTGGCGTGGACGAGCATGGATATGAATGCTCGTCTGATCGACCACTCAATCGCGGCCACGAACGAAGAGCGCGTCGGGCACCCCACGCAGAAGCCCCTTCGTGTCATGCGCTGGACGCTGAGCTTCGTGCAGGATGCAAAAACCATCCTTGACCCATTCATGGGTAGCGGAACCACAGGCGTCGCCGCTGTCCTCGCGGGCATGGATTTCGTCGGTATCGAGCGTGAGCTGCGATACTTCGATCTCGCTTGCAGGCGGATAGAGCAAGCGCAGCGACAGGGCGACTTCTTCGTGGAGGCCGCAGCATGAGCGACGTTACCTTGAACTGTGGCTTCGGTTGCTCGTCGGTCGATGGTTGCCAGGGGCATTGCGACGCTCCTGCGATAGCCGATCGAAACCGGAACGGCGGAGACCGTGAAACAGGGCTCCGTGCGAAGCATGAGAGCGGCGGTGCGCGTAGCGCAATCGCCCAGAAGAGTTAGCCGTCATGGTGGGGGACTCACAATCACCGGACAGGAATAGGGCGCATCCTGCTGCGCAGGACCGGGCTGGCGGGCTACGCCCTGAGCCGCTGCGCGTCTCAGCCAAAGGCGCTCATCCCTTGCGCTGGGAATGCTTCCGCGATTCCGCTTATTACGATTTGTGGTGCGTGCGGCCTGTGGGGGAATGCCGCTTCGGCTGTGGCTTCCATCTGACCCATGAGGAGGAAGCGCGCGGGCTCGCGGAGATGCTTACTGAAAGCGGCGTCGCCAACCCGTGGAATGGTGCCGCATGACCGATATCGTGCTGCCCTTCCCGCCCGCATCGTTGAGCGGCCACCACAGCGTCCACTGGCGCAAGCTCCAGCCCGTCAAGAAGAAGCACCGCGAATGGGCGCGGCTCGCTACGCTGGCAGCTGGAGCGTCGGTTCCAGACAGCGGCGATATCCGCATGGCGGTGACGTTCTATCCGCCTGACAGGCGCGGGGACAGGACGAACTACCCGAACCGCTGCAAGCCGTATTTCGACGGCATCGCGGACGCGCTCTGCGTCAACGACCGCCGCTTCCTGCCGAGCTTCCACTTTGCCGAGCCGGTCAAGGATGCGCGGGTTGTCTTTGCGATAGCGGCAGCGACCGGAACGGCGAAGACTGCGCAGCAGGCTGAGTGCGAAGCATCGCAGAGCGGGCCGAAGGCATCGCCCAAATCCAGTCGAGAGGCCGCATAGATGGCCCAGACCGACCAGCTCCCGCATCCGCGCGCAACGCGCCTCCAGAACTTCGTCGCCACGCTGCTGAAGCACGGCAACACGCCGACCAACCTCAACCTCGAAGTCCTGGCCCGCCACAACCAGTGGACCAGCGCAGACGAGCTGTTGGTCGAGTTCAAGATTCAGCAAAACGGCAGTCGCCGGCTTCCCGAGGAAGTCGCGGCCCAAGCGCCTCCCGGCATTACAGCAGAGGAGATTGAAGAATAATGGCCACTCTACCGCTCACGCCAAAGCAAGAGAAGCTGTGGCGCTTCATCGCATCGTGCGACAGCTCGCCGAGCTACGTCGAGATGTGCGCGGCTGTCGGGACCAAGAGCGTCGGCAGCGTCTTCGCCATGCTGGAACGGTTGGAGGAGCGCGGGTTCATCCGCCGTATTCCAGGCAAGCACCGCAGTATCGTCGCGGTGAATGACGCGGAAGTTCGGCCAAGCCTCGCACGTTTCGACGACGCCGACCTCATAGCGGAACTGGAGCGCCGTTCAATCGCTGCGAACTCGCGCCCGATCGCTATCCGCAAACCGCCGAAGCACGACGAAACGCCAGCTATGGGCGATTGGCGGGATCGCGCCCGCAACGGGTCGAAGATGCTCCTAGCTGCGATTCAAAGTGCCGGACTTGTGGCGGCATGACTTTTCCCCCGAATCCACAGGCTCATGTTTTGGTGCAGGGCTTCCCGCATAGTAAAACTGTCTCATGAGCAGATGGTTTCGCCTATACGACGAACTCTTGGATGATCCCAAGGTGCAACGTCTCCCTCCGGCCGACTTCAAAGGCTGGATCAATTTGTTGTGCCTTGCTTCTCGGAACGACGGAAAATTACCGCCGGTCGGCGACATTGCTTTTGCGCTTCGTGAAACGGAAGACGCCGTTTCAACGCTCCTCGAACGGTTGCTTAACGGGGGGCTGATCGAACGCCGTAGCGGTGGTGCGGACGGTATGCACTACGCTCCCTACAAATGGGGAGAAAGGCAATACAAATCAGACACTTCGACAGATAGAGTGAAACGTTTCAGGCAACGTTCCAAGGAAGTTTCTGAAACGGCCCCAGAGACAGATACAGATACAGATACAGAAGAAAAACCAACAACTAGCGTTGTTGGCAAAAAGACCGATCCTCGGGGAACAAGATTAGCCGAAGATTGGGAGCCCAAGCCCTTCAGCGGAAAGACCGCTGAGATGGTTGCCGCGTGGCCCGTTGGGATGCTCGAACGCGAGCTATCCAAGTTCCGCGACTATTTCCTGAAGACGCCCGGAGTGCGTGGTCGCAGCCTCGATTGGGACGCCAGCCTCCGCAACTGGTTGCGCACAGCAGACGAACGAAAGCCGAGGTTAATCCATGAACGCGATGACAGAGATCCAACCACAGTCGCACTCAGCCGCCTTCTCGGCCCTCATGCTGGAACTGGCTAAGTGCCTCAAGCTGGTCGCGCCGATCACGATGAGCGCCGATGCGCAAATGGTGTGGCTGCAAGCGGCGGTTGACGCGCTCGAAGGCATTCACGCTCAGGAAGTCGCGTCAATCTCTGCCGAGCTTCGTCGCTCCGTCACGCGACCCGCGCAGATCGTTCCCGAGATTGCGAAGCTGGTTGCCGAAAAGCGCCGCCGCTCAGCCTTTGCTGGAAGCGGGCAGATGACCGCGCTGCAATGGGCCGAAGGTGCGAAGGAACGCAATCTGCCGAAGCATTACGAGGCGTGGATGGCGGAAGCGCGGCGGCGGGGTGAGATCGCATGACCGTCCGCAGCGATCTGCTGAAAGCGGCACGGTTTCTCCTTGAGGAAGGCGCATCGCTCGAAACCGAGGAGGCGATCCGCATCGGACTGACGCTGGCACAGATTGCCGGGGCCATGTCGGTCCGTTCCCGCAGGTCCAAGGGAAGTCCGGCATAGCCAAGAGGGTGGGAGGGTGTAATGCGACTTAGTTTGGGCGAATGCCTACGGCACCGGGCTCTCGCGGTTCCCGCCGAGCCTGTTCCACGTCTCGGCCCTTCGGGCTTCGATCCCTTTCGCGGGAGGACTGCGGAAGCATAAGCGGTTTGGGGCGGG